ATTGTGCGTGATAGCAAAGGTGAAGCCAAGTTTGTAAACACTATGGACCAGATTATGTTCGCACCAATTTCTGCTGGCATTAGTGCAGAGTCTCCTATGACGGTCTATAACCCTGACACGCACATTGATGACATGGTTACTGCGTTCAACAATGCTCTTGCTGTTCTAGGCTTTAGAACTGGCTTTGGTGCAGGGTACTGGTCATTCACGCTGGGGCAGGGACTCAAGACTGCGACAGAGGTTGTCAGCACCAACGCAACGCTCATTAGAACCATCAGAAAGCATGAGCACTCCATTGAGAACTCGGTAAGAGACCTTGTCCAGGGTGCATTCGCTGCTGAGTGCGCCATGAATGGCTACAAGGTAGACGAGCCTGTGCCAGTTGACATTCTGTGGGATGACTCAGTTATTTCAGATGACAAAGCAGACCGCGACATGATGAAAGATGACATTGCACGCGGTCTTTGCCCTAAGTGGAAGTACCTCGTTAAGTACCAAGGCATGAGTGAGGAAGACGCAAAGGCGTTTACCAGTGAGACTGGCGGTATCGCACTTGACGCAGACCTTGGTGAGTAATCGTGAAACCGACTGAAGAAATCGCTGTGCGTCTCGTGGGAGGCGCACAGTCTGCTTATGTACAGGAACTCTCATACTTCTTTCTCAACCTGCTTGATGAGGTAGTACGCACCAATGGCGCGGTTATTAGAGGTCGAGAGATTGCAGACTTTGAGCGTCTCTCTAGGCTCTCTCGTGAGGAAGCTCTAGCGATCTATTACAAGTACCGCCCGGCAATCGACAAGCAGACACGCGAGGTCTTGAGGGAAGCTCTTAAAAAGACGGATGATGCACTCGTAGGGCAGTTTGTACGAGCGATGGGCTCACGCCGTCATATGACTAATCTAGCAACTATCATCGCTGCTCAGACGGCGCAGGGTATGAATGAGGTCCTTGAGCGTCAGAATATCGCACTTGCTAAAGACCAAGCAGCACTCTGGTATGACGTAACCGCCGAAGCAACCGCCCGTCATCAAGCAGGAGAGCCAACACGAGCAGTTATGGAGCGTGGCGTTACAAGGCTTGCTAACTCAGGACTAGAGACGATTGACTACATCAGTGGCACCAAGACAACCATTGACGCAGCTCTCAGACGCCACATTGTTTCCCAGGCTAACCAAGCGAGAAACCGCCTTCTTATGCAGCGTATGGACGAGTGGGAATGGGACTTGGTCTTTGTTGACGCACACTTTGGAGCGCGTCCAAGCCACGCAGAATGGCAAGGCAAAGTGTATTCCAGGAGCGGGACAAGCACTGAATACCCTTCTTTGGTTGACGCTACAGGCTATGGCACCGTGACAGGGCTGTGCGGAGCAAACTGTGTAGTTGGTGATACAAAAGTGTCAGGACCTTATGCTTCTGCGGCTTATCGGCGTAAGTATTCCGGGCAAATTGTCACTATACGAACAGCGCTCGGTCATAATCTTACCGTCACCCCAAATCACCCAATACTTACCCCTCAAGGATGGGTTGCTGCTAGCCAGCTTAAAAAGGGAGACTATGTATTCAGCCGCGTTAATCGTGACAGGATGCCACTTGGTGTTAGACCAGACAAGTACGAGTGTGAACCCACTATCAAGCAGGAGTTTGATTCTCTTAGGGATACGTTCGGCATTAGGACCTTTCTTGGGTCTTCCGCTAACTTCCACAACGATGGAATCGCCAATCAAAATGTCGACGTTGTATTTGTCAATAGCAGCTTGGTAGACAACGTCAAGACCAAAAGATTCAAGCATACTCCCAAGCCTGCTCTCTTCGATGCTTCCAGGCTTTCCGATTGCAGCCTTGGTCTTGGCTCTTTTGCAAAGGTCAGTATGCGTTTTCCTACTACCTCTTACAGTATCTTGCGCATGTTTACAAAGAGCCCTTCTCTCTTCCAGAGAACATCTCGCCATTCTAGTTTTGGTAGCCATTCGTCTATCTTGCGGGAGAACTCCTTGTTCCTTAAGTCTATTAGTAATTGTCGTTTGGGAAACACCAAGCTGTTCAGCAATAACAGTTTTATTGAACCCTTTATTCCAAAGATTAACGACACGTTCGATATCAACACTCTTCTTACGTCTATCGGTCTTCAAGCCAAGAGCTTTGAGTTCGCTGGCGATAATCCTATCCCGGCATCTGAAATGCTTTCTCATAGTTCTGATAGAAGCTCCTTCATTGTAGAGCCTGACGAGATCATCAGTGTTGATACTCGGATGTGGTCTGGGCATGTATACAACCTTTCAACAGAAAATGCCTGGTATTTTGCTAATTCTATTGTAACACATAACTGCTACCACTACATGACACCGTATGTGCCTGGATACTCTCAGCTGCCAGATATGGACTATTCAGAGCAAGAGCGCATCACAGGCATGACTAGTGACGAGTACTACGCAGCCACGCAGAAGCAGCGTAGATATGAGCGTCTCATTAGAAGCCAGAAAAGAGAGATCTCTTACCTTCAAGAGGTGAGAGCAGATGCGGTAAAGCAGCGTATTAGGCTTGGTGAGCTGCAAGACAAGCTGCGTCAATTCACACATGACAATCATCTGCGCCGTGACTATGAGCGAGAGCGTGCCTGGGCAGTCAGCAAGCAGCCAAGAGCGTTGAAGACTCGTCCGATTCTTGCTAGACAATCTAAAAACATAAGCTTTAAAGGTTCTTTTAAAGATACAAAAGAGCTTATGGAAGCTTATTCTGGCAAAGACGTAGATGTTCCTGGCATATTTAAAGAAAGAACACAGGTCAATATTGACTTTTCTCAAAATGATTTCCCGCTAAACATACAAAAGCAAATTGCTGTTGCATCTGAGCATGCTTTTAATTTTATGGGTGACAGCATTAAACAGCCCTTGACTTTTAAGCTAAACAACAATCTTGAGTATGGCGTACTCGCTCAGGCATCTCGTAGAGATGGAGCAGCTGTTATTGAAGTATCTGATTCTTTATTTAAGAAGAAAGTAGATGAATGCATCCAAGTTATTTTTCATGAGATAGCTCACACAAAAGAGTGGAATCTATCTACAATGGAAGAATGGGATAAAGAAATAGATGCAATACTTGATTTTAGAAGCGGAGAAACAGATCATCTTCAAAAATCAAAATTGAATCAAAAACTTAAACAAGCTTTTATAAATTCTAAAGTTCCTGTCCTCTATGATGACTTGTTGGGTAGAATCCAATTTAGTAAAAATAGTGATTTAAAGCACTTAATGAGCATGTCACCATACATGAAGAGTTATAATGAATTAGAAGATGATGCGGGGTCAGAGCTCCTCGCTGAGTCACTAAGATTTGTTGCAGTTAATGGATTTGGTAAGAACAAAATCGCTGATATTGTTGTAAGGGAGGCTCTCTCATGGTAATTGACTTCGATATGCTTTGTGACTCACTTGATATCTCTTTTGATTCTTTAATGAGGGGTAGCAACTCTTATGCTCGTGAACACGTTAGGTTGTTAAAAAAGTATGGGGATAAGCTCACAAGATTAAAAGATTTAGCAATTCTAATGGGACTTCCAAATGATGAGCAAATTGCTCTTATACGCAAGAGGAAATATTTTAAAAGATATTCTGAGTATTTCACTTGGGATGGTCCTACTAAAAAGGCTGAACAAGAACTTACTCCATTGCTAGAAAAATAAAAGCTTAACTCCTAACCCCGCAATAAGCGGGGTTTTCTTTTAGCTGTTAACACTCACAGACAATTCTTTCAGCGCAGGAAAAGGACCTGCGATTGACTGAAAGGATTTGGTCTATGCATCGTAATGAATCTCCTGCACCAGACGAGGTAACAGAGGAAAAGAAAGACTCTGACACCCAAGACTCTGTACAGGATAGCCAGTCCCAAGACCAAGTAGCAGAAGAGGAAACACATTCCCAGGACTCTGCTGCAAGCGAGGACACAAGCGCAAACGTCAACACCCACAAGCTAGAGCGTGACTTGGCTAACCGCGAGAAGCGTATTAAGGAGCTGGAAGCAGAGCTTGCAGAGTCTAAGAAGTCTATGGCTTCTTCTGACGAGCGCATCTCTGCTATTGAGAAGCAGCTTAAAGACTCACAAGAAGCTAAGGAGAAAGCAGAAGTAGAAGCACAGCTTACTTCTGCTGGCTGCATTGACTTGGAGCTTGGTAGGACTGCTTTAGCTGCTCTAGAGGGTGACGTTTCTAAGCTTAAAGAAGCTAAGCCATATCTCTTCCAGTCTGAGCCAAAGAGTGTAAATACTACCGGCAAGCCCGCCGGCAGCTCTTCTGGCATTGCTCGCAACATTAAGGAAGGACTTGGAAAATAATGATTAACCTCACTACCCTTGCAACTAACTCCGGCGATAAGCTCACACAGGGCTTCATCAATGAGCTTGTCACTGACAACTACCTGCTCGGTGCGCTCACCTTTGATGACTGCATGAACGCTTCTGGCACCTCTGATTTGGTCTACGGCTATAAGCGCGTCAAGACCCCATCTTCCGCTGCATTCCGTGCACTTGGTGCTGAGCCAGTCGCATCTGAGCCAACCGTTGAGAAGAAGACTACTACCTTAGGTATTCTTGGCTCTACATTCCAGATGGATCGTGTTGCCAAGGCTGCTGCAGATGACCTCTATGAGATGTATCTGGAGCAGGCTAAGGACGCAGTCTCCCGCAAGTTCAACGCAAGCATCTTTGCTCCTACCAAGGATGCAAACGGCTTTGACGGTCTCGCAGCTGCTCTGAAGACTACCTCTACTGAGATGACCTCTAAGACTGATGTCAAGGTCACCACCAAGGAAGCTGCTCTTGCTTACCTTGAGGAGCTTGACACCATGCTCTCCAATCTCATGCGTACCCCTGACGTACTCATGATGAATGCAGCTCAGTACACCAAACTGAATGCACTTCTGCGTGTTGTTGGTCTTGGCACTGAGTCCAAGGAGACCGCAGGCAACGTTGTTAAGGCTTACAACGGTATTGCAATTCATGAGGTCCGTGACGGCTCTATTACCGACGGCTCTATCTATGCTGCTTGCCTTGGCATGGACGGCTTCCACGGTATCACTCTCAAGGGTGACAACGCATTCACCGTTGCACTTCCTGATTGGACCACTCCAGGTGCTGTCAAGAATGTTGACGTTGAGTTTGTCTGTGGCGTTGCCCTGAAGGCGACTAAGGCTGCTGGTGTCTTGAAGCCTAAGGCTGCTTAATGGCAGCCCCAAGCCTTACATACGACTTCTACCGCAACACGTATAAAGGCTCTCTTGACGAGGGTGAGCTAGACGCTCCCCTCGTCAAGGCTCAAGCACTGCTTGTCTCGATGACTGGTGAAGAGGTCCCTGAGAAGTACAGCGAAAAGTGGCTTCTTGCCCTCTGCGCCCTATGCGACAGAGTGGCTGGCAAGGACACACGTGGAATTGTTAAGAGCGAGAGCGTGGGTAGTGTGTCCTACACCTACACAGACGCTCAAGCAAGCGTCTCTGACCTCTCCTGCGTGTATCCCTTCTTAGTTGGCACAGGTCTTCTTTGGAGGGGTATCCGATGATTGCCTGGGACACTGTCACCGTCTGGCACAAGCAGGATAAGGGGTTCACGCGATCTATCTATCAAGGCGTGCACGTTGAAGAGAAGCTTGCTAATACCGCTTCAACCGTAGGACCACAAAACGCCAACGTGCTTAAAGTGTGGTTCTTTAGAGACCCGGGTCTCAAGGCTGGTGACTTCGTTATTCGTGGCATTAGCTCCGAGGAGAAGCCAGCAACAGACGCGCGTATGGTGCGCTCTGTAAACCCTTATTCCACTCACCACGAGACACACCATGTGGAGGTAGAAGCCAGATGAAAATGCGTGTGGTTGACGTTGATGTTGAGCGTTGCAAAGACAAAGTGTCAAACGCTGTAGAAGCAGCTTTAGGCATCGTTGCAGAGAATGTACTGGCTGACTGTACTACTTATGTCCCATACGATTCAGGAGCACTCCAAGGCTCTGGCACTACCCGCCAAACAGGTAATGCAGCTTACGTTGAGTGGGGCGCAGGAGACGCATCAGCATATGCACGTGTTCAGTACTACTCAACACACAACCACAACACGCTTCAGAATGCCTTGCACGCTCCTAATGCCTGTGATCACTGGTATGACCGTTGCGCAGGTGTTAGAGGTAATACATGGCAGCAAATGTTCGCAAAAGTTCTTGGAGAGAAAGTTGGAGGGGCATGGTAGACATCGCTCAAAGCGTTACTGACTGGCTAAAAGACATTCTCACAGGTATTCCTGTTGAGTATGGTCAGTTTCCTAATGGTACTGGAGCTGCACAAGCAATGCTTAAGGCTGCACCAGGTGAACCTTGGGTGCTTCATTATTGCTCTGGTGGCGGTATTAAGCAGTTCCCTTACGAGGTGTATCTGCAGACACGCCCATTAGACGAGCAGGAGCGCATTGACGGTCTTGCCATGCTGCGCAAAGTCCAAGCTGCCATTGAAGACGGTGGTGCACCAGAGGGCGTTGTTGTTTACGCTCACGATGTCACCACACTGCCATCTCCCTTCAGTGTCGGCGAGGATGGAGTCGCAACTTACCAGCTTATCGCCCAAATCAAGTACAGGGTTTAGCCCTTAAAGAAAGGAAGTACTATGCCAGAATCACCAGCTGTTACACAGCCAACAGAGACACAGCGCACACCTGTCTCTATCTATGAAATTCAGCACTGGATTAAGTTCCCCGGACAGACTAACTTCATCCGTGTCACCGAGACCACCAAGGCAGACCCAGAGCGTGAGGCTAAGTCTTATGAGCCAACTTACATTGACCGTAAGACCCAGCCTAAGTACAACCTAGGCAAGACTGACACCTTCAGTTTTGAGGTTGATGCTATGGGACCTGGTGGTATCCAGAAGATTCTTGCAAGCTATGAGGATGTTCTAGACGTTCCTGTTGAGTATGTCCGCACTTGTGGCTATGACTTCAAAGCAGGTAAAGCTTGCGAGAAGACCGCACTCGTTGCTAAGCACGCAAAGGCAACTCTGAATGTCTCGCCATTCTCCGGCTCTGATATTGCACCTATCAAGATTGCCTTCAAGGTTGCAATCACTGACGAGTACGAGTATGGCACCTTCAACTATGACACTACAGCTTTCACTAAGGCTGCATAGACATAGTCCCCATTCCTCTCATCTCTGGGGAAGCACCTGGCATATGCTGGGTGCTTTTTTATTGGCGTTACCTATGGAACAAGATATGAGCCAAGGTAAACCCATAGAGAGGAACACTTATGGCACTGAAGAACTACAAGCTTGACGGCGCACCCACAGCAAAGGTGAAGATTGAGGGCAAAACCTATGACGTAGATCTAGGCAATATTACCTTTGTTGTAGAAGCCAACTCCTGGGCAAAGCGTCTGTCATCGTTTACAGGGCTCAACAATGATGAGGTAATGGACAACCTCACAACTCTTGCAGATGAAGCTCACAATATCGTTGCTTTTGCGCTTGGTGAGGAAGCTGCAGAGGAGCTTATTGGTAAGGCAAACAGGCTCAACATCTACCGTTTGATGAAGATTATCTCGATTCTGACAGAGGTCTATTCAGCAAGCGACGCTGTGTCTAAGGTCTCTAAGCTTATCACGCAAGAGAACTCCAGCATGGACGAGTAATCCATGTTTCTAGACTCGGTTATCAAGGGTGCTCCCGTCACAGTCGATGTGGCGGGAGTATCTGTACCCATTAAGAGTGGATTCAGAACCTCGCTCATCTACATGACGATGGATACAGAGAACAGTGCCATTGCTAATGCAAGGACACTAAACCTTTTCTACGCTAAAAAAGGTGTACTCCCAGACCAAGTGTCGAAGTATCCAGTAGAAGCTCTTCAGGCAGCGTCTGAGTGGGTTGCAGGTGCATTTGACACTATCTCATACGGTGAGCAGTACAAGCGCATTCAGTATTACAGAAAGAAGAACTTTGACTGGCACTATGACGCGGGAATTGTGACTGCTGACTTCATGCGCGTCTACTCAATAGACCTCACCAGCAAATCAACGCAACTTCACTGGTATACCTTCATCAACTTATATCTCGCACTTCTTGCCACTCCAAATACGCTCACAGGACAAGCAGTGGCAGCAAGAAGTCCGCTTGAAGGAGACACCACAAAGGAAGAAGAGCGTGCTCATGCTAGGCGTGCTCAAGCTTGGGCGTTACCTCCAACAGAAGATGAATTACGGGAGATGGCACTCCGTAACTTCTAACTTCTAGGAGGTCAATTTGGCAGATGGAAAAGTAGTCATTGAGATTTTAGGTGACTCTTCCAAGTTCGCCAGCGAGGTTTCCAAGCTAACTGACACGACTTCTAAGGCAATCTCAAGCCTTGGTAGTGGCTTTTCTAAAGCGGGTACCGTGCTCACTGCTGCAATTACTGCTCCTCTTGCTATTGCAGGCGTTAAGGCTGCCCGGTGGGCAAGTCAGACCGCTGCAAACGCTGAGCAGGTAGACATTGCCTTTAATACCATGCTTGGTCCTGAGCGTGCAAAGAAGATGATTGCTGATCTAGTTGAGTTTGCTAAGACCACGCCATTTGAGATGGCAGGTCTTAACAAGGCAACTCAGCAGATGCTCGCTTATGGCTTTGCTGCTGATGATGTCATCCCCATGCTTACAGACGTTGGCAACGCAACCGCTGCACTCGGTGCTGGTCAGCAAGGAATTGACGCTATCACTCGTGCTTTAGGTCAGATGCACGGTAAAGGTACTGCAGCTTCACAAGAGATGATGCAGCTTACTGAGGTTGGCATTCCTGCTTGGGAGTACCTCGCAAAGGCACTGCATACAGACGTTGCTGGCGCAATGGAAATGGTCACTAAGAAGGCAGTCAGTGCTGATGTAGCAATCGCAGCAATCAGAGCTGGTATGCAGGGTGACTTTGGCGGGCTCATGATTAAGCAGTCCAGAACGCTTACTGGCGTGCTCTCAAACCTTTCTGACGCAGCAACCGCAACCATCATGAAGATGTACCAGACTGATGGCTACAAGAAGATGACAGACGCGCTCTCTAAGCTGGCAGACCCAATTCAGAAGCTTGTTGAGTCTTTAATGCCACTTTTTGAGCGTGGTATGGAAGCTCTGGCTTCTATGGCAACCAACGCAGCTAATGCAATCAATCAGATGTCAGCTTCAGACATTCAGACCATTGCAAAGTCTATTGGAATGCTTGCCGGCACTGGTCCTGCACTTCTTGTCATTGGCAAGTCGATGGAGACCGCTGGCAAAATGCTTGGAGTGTTCTCCAAGGCTTCAAACGTTGTTGCAAATGGTCTAACAGTCATTAAGGGCATGATTCCAGGCACACTCTCTACCGTTGCAGGTCTAAGCACAGGCTTTAAGTCCTTCTTTGGCGCGATCGCTGCAACCGTCCAGGACAAGCTGGAAACCGCAACTCTCTATGCTTGGGAGTTCAGAGACAAGCTTGTAAAGGCTTTCAGCGGTCTCAATAACCCCATTAAAAACAAGCTTGTATCCATTGTTTCTGCTGCACAGACTACGTTTAAGAACATGGCAACAAACGCAACGCTGCACCTCACCTCTATTGCGAGAAATGCGCAGGGTGTGCTGGCAACTGTTGGCAGTAATGTGGCTCAGTTTATGAGTCCTGTAACCTCTGCGCTCTCCAAGGCTGGAAGCGCAGTCTCTGCATTCGCTGCTCCGATTGCTGCCAAGCTTGGTGGCGTTGGTAATGCCATTGCGGGCGTTCTAGGACCTGCCCTCACAGGTCTAGGTCCTAAGCTTTTAGGAGCGGTACAGCCAGCCATGGGCGTGGTTGCAAACCTTGCTTCTGGCTTTGGCAGCGCAACTGTGGTGCTTGGTGTGCTCTCAATCGCTGCAGCGGTAGCTGGCACAGCATTTGTTGCTATGGGTGGAGACATTACCCAAGCAGCTGCAAACATTGCAAGCAATATCGTTGGTATTGCTGACACTATCCCTGGACTTGCTTCTCAAATCAGCTCAGTGCTTCCACAGGTGGCGTCTGGTCTTGCTTCTGCAGGTCCTACGCTGGCACACGCATTCGAGGTTCTCTTTGGTCAGATGGGCGCAGCGTGGCAGCAGATTGCTCCAGGACTACTGGAAGCAGTTGGAGCTGCAGCTGGCGCAATTTGTGACATTCTCGTGGCTTCTGCGCCTTCTCTCATGGCAGGAGCTATGCAGGCGTTCACCTTTATCCTGCAAGCACTCACTGAGGTTGCAGGACAGCTTGCAGAAGCAGCTCCACAGATCCTGCAAGGTCTAGTAGACGGCTTTGTCGCTAATGCTCCAGCACTCTTTGCAGCAGCGCAGGGTCTTTTTATGGCTCTTGTTGATGGCGTTGTAGCAATCATTCCAACGCTGGCAGCTGCAATTCCTCAGCTTATTGATGTATTCATCACAGGACTTCCTGGCTTTGTTGGGACGCTTCTCTCAGCTGCAGTGGACCTCTTTGTGGCAATCGTGAACGCCATCCCTGTCATTCTTCCAGGACTCATTGGCAACGTTGGCAATCTGATTGGCACCGTTGTTTCTAACCTTCCAACGTTTATTGGAATGCTCCTTGGTGCAGCGGTAACGCTCTTTACAGCTATTGTCGCAGCTGTTCCGCAAATTATTGGCAGCTTGCTTGGGGCAGTCGGAAACCTCCTCAACCAAGCAAAGAACGCCATCACAAGCTTTGACCTTGGTAGCGCGGGACGCGCATTCATTCAAGGCTTTGTAAATGGCGTTTCTGGACTTGCTGGCTGGGTAGTAGACCAAGTCTGTGGAGTTTTTAACGGCGTTGTTGGAGCAGTCAAGGCACTTCTTGGCATCCACTCGCCATCGCGCGTTATGGCAGGTCTTGGTGGCTACACAGTAGATGGCTTTGTTGTCGGTATTGCTGGTGGTAAGCGAGACGTTTACAAGGCAGCACAAGACCTCGCAGAAGCTGCTCAGAGTGGCGTAGACGGCTATGCGCTCAATGTCCCTATCAACAAACAAATGGATATGACTGCGTCTCTTGTAGCTAATGGCATCTATGCAGATACCAACCAAGCCATTGCAGATCTCTCAGCACAGATGGATGTCATGACCAAGCGCATTGAGGACGCATACGGGAGACCTGTAAGAGTTGACGTAAATAACCGTGAATTTGGTCGCATGGTAAGAGAGGTGAGCGCATAATGCGCACAGACATTAGATACACAACCTCTGACGGGAGCAAGTACATGGAGTTTGGAGGGGCTGATAAGTCCCTCCACTACATGGAACACGAACTCAGAGACTGGATGTGGTCGTACACATCCGGCAAGAACTCAAGCAGAATTACATCATTTAGACGGCGTGACCACAAGCCAAAAACAATCAAGTTCCCCGTTGGAATCGCTGCTGAAAGTGATGAAGAGGGTTTAGAGCTGCGCAATAAGATTATTGAGCTTGGCGAGAAGGACATCTTAAACCGAACCCCAGGAACGCTCACAGTAGGCTCTTGGGGCATCCGTTGCTACATCATTGGCGGCGCTCCAACCAACTACTGGCTCTCTGACAAGTTCGCAGAGTTCGTCTTGACGCTTCTTGTCGAAGACCCCACATGGTTTAAGGCAACAGCTCTTTACTTTGAGCATGAGACAGCAGGAGCTGTTGCTGGCGTTAAACCTGATTTCCCAAGAGACTTCCCCTTTGACCTTGTCCAGGGTAAGCCCGCTAAGTCGTTCACTAACCCTTCTAAGAGTGCTTCTCCTTGGCTCTGGCGAGTCTATGGTCCTGCAACAAACCCCTACGTCAGAATTGGTGAGAACTTGCACAAGGTAAACACTACTATTGCAGCTGGTGCATATCTTGAGGTTGATTCTCAGAGTAAAACGGCTGTTGTAGTGCAAGACAACGGTACCCGTGAGAACGTCTACAAGTTCAGAGAGCGCGGAGCTCACGGCTCTGGCTCTTACCTCTTCGAGTCAATCAAACCGGGTACCGATGACATCACATGGGATAACACGTTCGACTTTGACCTCACACTCTATGAGACACGCTCCACTCCTCCATATGAGAAGGAGCAGCCACAGGGTGAGACACGCACTCCAAGGGCGGTAGCCACTCAGAGCGCGTCTAGTGAGGTGAGTGCATAATGTCAGACATTAGCTACACAGACGCAACACATCTCGATATTGGCGTGCTCAAAGGAGCACGCCTTGACCTGGAATATGGAGATACGGGTAATGACTTTGAGCTCACGCTCGATGTTGACTCTGAGCAGCGTCTTGACAATTGCGCATACGTCTATGTTGAAGGTACTGAGTGGGGCGGTGTAGTTGACGCACTAGAGTCCAACTCAGGCAACAACACAATTACGTACATAGGTAGATCATGGCAAGGCATTATTAGAGATAAGGTCCTTGAGCCACCGAGTGGTGAAGACTATCTCAGTGTGCGTGGAGAAGCTCACGGGGTTCTAAAGCAGCTTGTTCAGCGTCTTGGACTTTCTAACCAGTTCAAGGTTTCAGAAGATACCTCTGGCATTACCGTTAAATACACCTTCGACAGGTACTGCGATGCTTGGACAGGCATTAGAAGAATGCTTGCTGATTCTTCAGCACGTCTCAATATCGAGTATGACTCTATTGAGCGCATGATTGTACTCTCAGTAAAGCCTATTACAGACTGGACTGATGGTGCAGACGCAGAGCATTCTGACGTAACTATTAAACGCGTTGTAAGACCTTACAACCATCTTATTTGCCTTGGCTCTGGTGAGCTTAAGAATCGTATCGTACTGCACTTCTATGCAGACGCGCGTGGCAATATCTCCACCACACAGACACTCTTTGGCATTGATGAGCGCACCACAACCTACAACTACACCAATGCAAGTCGTGAAGAGCTTGAGAAAGACGGTCCTAAGAAGCTCAAAGAGTATCAAGCTGCTGACTCAATTAACGTCACACTGGATGACGATGAAGAATTTGGCATTGGTGACATTGTCCCTGGCATAGATCCTGTCACTGGCTTACACGTTACAGCAACCGTTGGCACCAAAGTAATTATTGTCACAGATACCCAAGTAAGCATTAGCTACAAGGTTGGCGGTACAGCCAGTAATACTTCTTCATCCGGTACATCTGAGCACGGTTCTTCTACAGGCTCTGGCGCAGTATCAAGCTCATACACAGCCGGTACTGGCATCTCTATTGCAGGGCGCACTATCTCTGCAGAAGTATCAAGAGCAGACTTCAAGAGCCTTGAGAATAAGGTAAATGAAGCCCGCAAAGTGGCAACAGATTCAGCCAGTGAGATTGGCAGAGCCACACTACAGGTTGACTCTAAAGTGGCAGAAGTCACAGCAACAACACCACTCAAGACACAGCGCACAGGAGGAACTGTTGCTCTTGCTCACGAGCCATCTGGTGTGACCGCTGGCACATACGGCTCTGAGAGCGATATAGACGCTTCTTGGGGTAGCACAGTCCAATTAGGCGCAACTGTGAGTGTAAACGCTTTAGGACACGTCACAGACGCCCAGACGCACACAGTAAAGCTTCCAGCAAAGCCAACATATACAGCACAAGAAGTTGGCGCAGCTCCTGCGAGCCACACGCACTCATACGCCGGCGCATCTACTCCCGGTGGTGATGCTAATGCTGCCAAGAAGCTCTCTCAGCCACGAACAATCAAGCTGGTTGGCTCTGTGAGTGGTACGGCTTCATTTGACGGATCTAGTGACGTGACTATTAACGTCCAGGGAGCAGCTCAAGGCGGTGCAACTACGCCATCTTTCCCCGTTGGTTCTGTCATTGAAACAACTTCATTTGTTAACCCTGCAACAAACTACGGAGGTAGATGGCAACAACTACCTTCTCTTGGCTGCTTCAAATGGGAAAGGACAGCTTAATGGCAAAAACAAGTGGCTTTGCACGCTTCCAATGTGATAGATGCAAGAAAGAAGCCTTTCTACTTGAAAGTGACTTTGCTACCTCGCAATGGAAAAGCATAAGCAGAGTATCAGCGGACGGCGTACAGCAGAGTTATCTTCTCTGCCCTGACTGCGCTGCAAAGTATCGCGAGCTCGCACGCAAACGTGATGAAGAGTTCGCTCAATTCATGGTAAAGGAGGGTTAAATGGCTTTTGATGGTGTTATTTCATTTCAGGGCAAGGACCACATTACAGCCCCACAGATTGGCAGGTTGATTGCTGGTGTAGCTGGCTCTGTTCGTGGCATCTTGCAGACGCAAAACCAAATCAAGGCTGCGATGCAGACTGCTAACAGGGTTCGTATTGACACAGGTGACGTGCTCTTTGACGCTCGCATGGTGACTAATGAGGAGCCTTTTGAGCTTAATGTTGCTAATGGTCGAGCGGGTTATAAGCGCAATGACTTAGTTGTGCTGAAGTATTCTAAACAGGTTGGCGGTGTAGAGAAGTTTACTTGTGAGGTCATCCAAGGCACTCCAACCAACCAAGGTAATCCAACAGACCCAACCTACGTAAAGGGTGACATCCTCTCTGGATCTACTACAGCTTGCATGCCACTGTATCGCTTGCCAATCAACGGCATTACTGTTGGTGAGCCCGTGTCTCTACTGCCTACTATCAATGTTCTTGGAGATGACAAAAAGCAGTCTGACACTGACTTTGACGTAATCTTCCTGCAACCACAAGGCAGCTACAACAACTTCTGGCACATCTACCGCACAGGCGATTCTGTAACCATCAAGGTTAGAGGCTGGTTGGCTAACAATATTGCTTACGACGCTGTCCGCTGCCCCTTCACTCTTCCAGAAGGTTCAAGACCACCTCTCGTAGATCATGAAAAGTACGGCTCAGCCACAGATGGCAATGAGTCAATCGTCTATAACTCAGGTATTTGCCCTGGACACGCTGACGTGATTACAGCCATTTCTGCTCGCCCAGATGGAAACATCTACCTTCAAGACCAAGGTGGCAAAGTTTCTAACGCTTGGCGTTGTGGCTCTCTCACGTACACGGTAAGTCACTAGGAGGTGAGGTCATGAATATTACGGCTGAGATGGTTTCCTTCTTCATCTCTATTGTTGGTGCATTTTTGGGCGGTCTTGTTGCTATCTCAAACTGGCAGCGCGCTAGTCGAGAAGACAAAGAGAAAGAGGATGCCTGGAAGAGCACTATCACCAACACCCTCACTCGCTTAGAGACACGCCAGCAGGTTATGAATGAGCAACTGGGCAAGTATCAACAGTCACTCTCTGACCTGACTGCCACGCTCACGCAACACACGGCTGAGCTTTCAGTGGTTGGCATTGTGGCAAGAAGGGCGGATGAAGTGTCAAAAAAAGCAGCAACAGACCTCGCCGAGGTCAAAACGGACGTAAAAAACCTAGACTCACGCATTACTAAGCTTGAAAAGTAAAGGAGCAGAAATGATTAACTGGAAAGTACGTCTTCATAATCCCGCTTGGTGGCTTGGAATGGCTGGAATCGTCATGAGCCCTGTCCTGGCATACCTTGGACTTGCTTATTCCGATTTGACTACATGGGGCAGCCTTGCTGATGTATTCGTGAAGTTCATCAGCAATCCTTACTTGATTGGCACTGTGGTAGTTGCGGTCTTGGGTGCTATTGGCGTGACCGTTGACCCAACAACCAAGGGATTAAGCGATTCTGCACGTGCAATGACTTATGTACAGCCTTCTGAGCGTCCTGCAAGCTATATGACGGGCAACGCTGAACCAATTAACACAAAGCCAGCAGAAGAGCCAAAAGAAGAGCCAACAAAAGAAGAGGTAAACAATGCTTAGGGGCATTGACGTATCAGGTTATCAGGCATTGGGTGCGAGCTATTCGCATCCTAATGTCGAGACTGCATACAGTGGCTCTGATTTTGTCATCGCTAAGGCAACACAGGGCATCCAGCCAATGAATCGCTACATGACAGCTCAGCTTCAGCGCGCTTTGGCAGATGGCAAACTGATTGGCGTGTACCATTACGCAGAAGGTGGCTCACCTGTCGCAGAAGCGGACGCATTTGTTGCGTGTGTGTCTGGTTATATTGGCAAGGCATTGCTGTGTCTTGACTGGGAGAACGGTGACAATGACGCGTGGGGCTCAACAGTTTGGGCAAGACAGTTCGTTGACCGCGTCTATGCAAAGACGGGCATTTACCCTGTTGTGTACACCTATCCTGCTGGACGCTCACAGGTAGCGTCTTGTGCTGATGTGTCGCGTTTGTGGATTGCAGGTTACCCAGACAATCGCTTCTCATGGGAATTGCCTGACATGATCTATAACACTGGTGCGTGGAGCGATTGGACTATATGGCAGTATTCCAGTGCAGGTGGTACCGTTGACCTCGATGTCGCAAAGCTGACCTACACAGAGTGGGAACAGCTCGCACAGGGTGAGTCTAACTTTGAGCCACACTGGGTTAAGAATGCAACTGGTTGGTGGTATGCGACCAGTCCAAGTGCTTACTATTACAATCAGTGGGCGTTCATCAGCGGTTCTTGGTATTACTTTGACGCACGAGGATATGCAGTCACAGGCTGGTTCTTTGACGGTACAGACTGGTTCTATCTCTGCCCGGATGAAGGACCTCAAGAGTGCGCCATGCTGACAGGAATGCAGCGCATCGGAAGCTATGACTATTACTTTGCTAATGACGGACGCATGGCAACAGGCGTCTTTGATGCGGAAGGCAAGAAGTATCTTGCTTCCGAGAATGGCAATCTGTTTCCCGCTGGAGTCCACGTCCACAATGACCACGCTTATGCAGTCAACGCAGACGGTTCTGTCCAGGCTGACAGCACCGTGCAAGTAGACACGGATGAAGCTGGTCGATTGACTTCGCTGCACTAACACGCAAACCCCTCTCACTTCGGTGGGAGGGGTATTTTTTTTATGGGTTAATACTCCATTCTGCAATTTGCGTGCCTTAAAATGGCTTAGAACAAGTCGTTTAACTGGGGAAACGTAGCTATAAACTAGCCAATATGAAGCGTAGAACAGGTACGTTGCTTTGTGTCCTTAGCATGTCCTAATTTGCTAAAACACACCAATTTAGCAAACTAGCCTTTTACATAGCAGCAGATAAACTATACCGTAGCAACTATATGATTATGTGGTTATGAATACCTCA